TCGATACGCACATGTTCATAGCAGTTGTGAAGTCGGCATTACCATCAGGAATTACCTTGACGTTCTTCAAGTTCTGCTGCTTTGCCCAGCAATTCATTACAAACGAATCATTAACTGAGATGCAGTAGATGTCATCAATGCCAAGCTCTTTAAACTTGTCGTAGTTGTTTTCAAATCCAGGAAGTTGGAAAGTATCGCATGTTGGTGTAAATGCGCCTGGAAGCGAGAACACGATCACTCGCTTACCGCCAAACATTTGAAACGTGTTTAGCATGCTCCAACGGAATGGGTTTGGACCTTGAATAGAGTCATCACGAACACGAACTTTAAATCGTACTGATGGAACTATCGAACCAATACGTTTTACTTCCCATTCATCATTGTTGAAAACAATATCATCAATACTATCACTCATTGTATACCTCAAGCTTGTCTTGTCAGATAGTTAGGTCGAATATACTTTGCTGAGAAAAACTTCTTTACCAATTCGATAACGATGTCAGTGTCGTATTCCTTACAGGAGAACACGTCAAGATACATTGCTGTACCGCCATTGCCATCGTCAGGAACAAAGTGTGCGCAGATGTTTGATGTTTCAATCAGCTGAACAAGTGTATAACCTGCTTTGTTGCCTGTACCGAACTCAACGATTTGCGGCTCGCCATAAGCAATCATATCAATGTCGCGTACGAGCTCTTTTGCAAATGTGTAGATGTTAGCATAGTTTGTGATCTGACCTTTGTCCAGATCTGCGCAATCCAACATCAAATGATAACCCCACCAGTGTGCCATATTAGTATCCTTCTATTTCTTGTACGTATTCAACTGAATCTACACGGAAAGAACGCCATCCGCCGTTGTGAACATCCCAACATACGATAGTGTCCTTGTTTTCTCTTTTCTTATGCTCTTCATCTAAATGATTCATATCCATCGGAGCTTTAACATAACGCGGATCGAGGCTGCAACGCATAACACGCTTTTGACCATTGACCTTTGTAAATGTTACTTCGATGACTGATTGTTTGAGATCTTTGAGAATATCATCACGCTTGTACATACCCATGTTTCACCTATTCGTTTAGAAGTTTCTGTGTGTTGCTAAACTCTTCATTAAGTTTTTGTTGAAGCTGTGTATAACCGCCGATATGAAAACCATCCACTACTACAACTGGAAATGATTTAGCATGCGGGAATTGTTCGAGAAGTTGCTCGCGAGTAAAATCGACATCGAGCATCTTTTCTTCGAAAGGAATGTTTGCGTTGCGCAAAGCTGTTTTTGATTTTAAACAGAAAGGACAGTCTGGCTTAGACCAAACAACTACATGACCAAGGCTCATAGGCGTTCACTCCAATATGCTTTAACATCAGATTCGATAAATGGAACAAAGTCATTATCAATCATATCAATCGCGACTAGCTTTTCCAGATCGCTGATTTTCATTTCCATTATCTCTAGTTTCATTTCCAACTTGCTCATCCTTTAACACTCCTATATATACCAATTCACCACCACGATATAGTTTTATGTACATCAGATCTTTTTCTTGAACTACTGCTACTCTCTCATTATACTTTGGATCTTCTGAAAAGTCAATCATTTAATGAAATAAACTCGCAATCGATTGATAGATCCACAATACAATAATAAAAAGAAATAGAAAAAGATATCCTTCTATACTTCCACTAGATTTTCTACCTCTACGACCACCCGAATATGTTGTATAAACAGTTGCTTGCCCGTTTCCGTGATTTACTGTAGAAGTTCTTCTTGTTTTTCCATTAGAAAAACAAACAGAAGATGTATGTCCAGCACTGGATGAAGAGTGCGTAGTTCTTGGTCCATTTTTTCCGTATGAAGTAGTTGTTCGATACGTAATCCCACCAATTTTTCGAGATGTAGTTTTTCTATTTCTATAGCTTCTTCCCATTATAAACTCAATGCCTCATCTTTTAATTTCTGCTCGTAACGACTCATCTTATCTAGGTATCCGCGATTACGTAACTCTTTGAATACCAGATTCTCGAAACTGAATTCACCACCAGCAGCAATAGAAGCTGCGCGCATTGTTCTAATTTTATCTTTCAATTCTTTAACAGTGTTGAGATCCATTTTGTCTTTGATTACTTGATCAATCAACTTTTTATAGAACAAAACTTTACGCTTCAAGCCAGGATCGTCTTTCCAGTTGTAGTTTCCTTTATTAGGGAACTGTATCCAACGCTGACGTTTGAGGGAATAGACGCCCTGATTTGCGGGATATCTATCGGCATTATCTTGTGCGTAGGGCTCAAGCGAGTAGCCAAGTATTTTGATCTTATGGGTGAGTGTCCATAATACTTTCTTATCTTGGAGATATTCATCAACAAACTCTCTGTTAGAGCCAAGAGCATTTCTATCAATAACAAGATGAACGTCAATGTCTGACTTCGGCGTATAATTGTAATTAGCGTTACCACCAGTCATAATAACATCAAGAATAATGCTCTCTGGAATCTTAGCAAACTTAGCCCACTCCATACCAAACTTGAGAAGAGCTTGTCTGACTTCTGGCTTCAACTTAGCTCCATGCCAAAGAACAGGATTCAGTTCGTCATGATACTCTAAACTTATTTTTGTTTCAACAAGAGAACCTTTTTCTTGTTTCTCTTTTTGCATCAAAGGACGGAGAACTTTTTTATCCTTCTCGTCTTCATATGGTTCAAGATCAAGATCGGGCGGAACTGATTTCAAATCTTCATGCCACACTTCTTTGATCTGTGGTTTCAGAAACTCGTCGTAATCTTCCCACTTGATACCAGCAGCTTCAACAGCTTTACGTTCCTGATGAGTTGCGATATGATGCGCTTGCTGATAATCCATATCGAATACATCAAGCAATGTTTTCTCAGTGTACTCATGTATCTTAAGAAACTTTGTTAGATCATGACCCTTCATCTTTGTATTAAGATGTTTGTCAAAGTAAATTGTCTTAGCGTCTTTTGAGTATCCACAAAGATATGGAACATCATACTTCTTTACGACAGGAATTGAGTTAAGTTTAGCCATGCGCGCGATGACACGCGGATCCTTGAGATACTTCTCAGCCGACTTGTCGGTAATCAGTTTTCGCTTTTTAAATAGTTTCGGCATTTTTATACACTTTGGCTAGATCATTTAGTGTATTTATAGTTGAATCACGAGCGCATAATTCTTCATACTTTTCCTTATCGTTCGACCATTGAGAACCAGTCCACCATTCAAAGCCAGCGAATCCAGTTTTGTACAAGCTACCACGCTCATATCCTTGACCGATGTAAAGATTGTCTTTTATATTCAATTTATCCCAAGCAGCTTGAGCTTCGAAATAAACTATTCTTCTACCGAGCGAGAGTTTTGGTTTGTGATAGTTCCAAGCTGTGAACTGCGACTCAACTCCACCATCATACTGAATCATCTTAGTAAATGCAACAGGAACGCCACCATCAAACATTATGAGCCATCTTGCTCTTGTAGAATCTGAGAATAGATCGTATTCCCATTCAAAGTTTTTAATCTTACAAAAGTCATCACGGATTTGTAACAGCTGCTGTTTGAGTTGGTCATCAACTTGCGTTTGCCAAAGGAACTTTACTTCTATGCTGTTAGGAAGCTCTGGCTTTTTTGTTGCTGAAAGATATTCTTCAAGATTCAATCGAACACTACGACAAGCATACCAATCATCATTCGCAATTAGCCAGCCGTTTTCCAACGCTTCTTTTTCATTTAAGTTTTCTGTATCAATTTTCAACCGCACCACTTGTAAATCATAATTTTCTTGCGAACCGTAAAAGTGTTCTATTTTTGTTTTTATCACTTTATTTGACCGATAGGATACCCGCTATGTATAAGATTGAAATAGCAGCTTCGATTACTAGTAAAGACCATTTTCGCCATTTCCATCCAACAATGGTCCAGATGAAGTTGCCCAACAAACCCATGTAAAGATTTGATGGATAGATATTAAATGAAGTCATTGCAACACCAATAAGAACTATCAGTGTTCCGAACCACTCCATAAAAAATACCCAATCATATTTATTCTTATTCATTCCAATGCCTCAATACGCCAGCAATAATAAACAAGTTTGTTATGATATAAAACAAAACAATAGATAATCTTATCGCAGCAATTCTATCTGCTTCTTTATTATCTTTGCTTGCTTTTTCTCCCAACGCTTTTGCTATCAATCGCCACATCAATAGAAGTCCACAATTTCATCAGCAATGCCATACTTGACTGCTTCCTTTGCGGTCAACCAAACATCAGATGATGGTAACAAATACTTGTTAATGTTCTTTTCGCTCATGCCAGTGCACTTCTTGTAGTGATTGATGATACGCGCACGTGTGTTATCAAACTCTTTAACAGCGGCATGAAGTTCGTGATCTTTACCATGTGAACCCCAGCTGTATTGATGAGAAAGAATAGCAGTGTTGCGAGTAATATAGCGATGACCTTTTTCGCCAGCAATAAACATCAACAAACCACAGGAAGCAATTTCACCAAGCCCATAAGTGTAGATTGGAATCTTGCTGCCTTTCATTGTATCAATAATAGAAAATGCAGCAGCAACATCACCGCCTGGAGAGTTGATTAAAGCTTTGATGAATTTGGGTCGATCAGCCGTCATAAGATTGCGAGCAAGGATAAACTCGATAACATCAGCTGCTCCGCTAATGTCAAACTCTTTAAAGTACATCAAATAGTGATGGTCTGCCAGCGAAGGAACGCTGCCAATTTCTTTATCTGCCATAATGTATTGCTCACTTTTATGCGAAGGTACGATATCCTACTACTTTTGATGCAGGGAAGTAGCCAACCTGAACTGCGTGGTCTGTATTACCGCCAAGAACTTTTACATACTTGACACCTTCAAACCATTCATATCCCATAAAGAATCCAACATGACCAGCTGCTGAATTGCGACCGCGTGCTAACACAACGATGTCGCCTTGCTTTGGATCGTGTGTAACTTTACCCCAGTTAAGGAAGCTGCGAGCCATTAAACTGTGAGTTGTTTCATATCCTTGACGGCGAAGAATAGCATTCGCAAAAGCAGCACACCAAGCGACATGTTGTGG